TCTTGAAATGATTACTTCAACAACTCCATATAAACTAGCAGAGATCATTAGAGATACTTGGCCAAATCTTTACAGACCAGCAAAAGAAACCTATAATACTAAAAGTCAGAAGAAAAAGAATGTATGATTATTGGGTGGTGACGGACAAGACCACGGGTAGAGTGATTGCTCACTGTGGCGAAGAAAATGATGCTCTCATGTTGATTGGTTTTGATCCTGATAAAAGAAGTTATAGAAAACAGAAGTTTATTTTGGATCAGATCATTACAGTAACATCAATAACAGATAAACAACTTCCGGGACAACAAGGATTACCTGCTGGAAAAGAAGAACTACCTCCAATACAACTTCATCAACAAGTATGGTTGCCTGAAGGACAAGGGGTTCCAGTTAATGCTAAATAACTTTCAGTTTTATAAAGAATTATGAAGTTCACAGTTTATTCAAAAGATGGTTGCCCATATTGCACAAAAGTTCAACAGGTGCTAGAGTTGGCACAACTACAACATGTAGTTTATAAATTGAATAATGATTTTACTCGCGAAGAATTCTATGCAGAATTTGGAGATGGTTCTACATTTCCTCAAGTAATCGTTGATGATAAGCACATTGGCGGTTGTTCTGATACAGTTCAATATCTACAGGAGCAAAAATTAGTTTAATGGATAATAATCTTTACGAAGTTTGTAACGACGTAGAAAAAGCAATTGATTATGCTTTCAATGGGCAATTTGTTTTAAGTTTTTATGACTATCTAAAAGTTCGTGGAACAAAAAGAGTGGAGGTTGAACAGTTTATTGAAAGTTCTACTGCAAATGAAATTAACAATCTTGTAATGGACTTGGACGATTATCTTGAAGGTGGATCAGATGAAATTCATAAACAACTTCGCGAGGGATATGGACATATTCCAAAACCACAAGCGAGAAAAATAAGAAATTACCTATATGGTATTCTTGAGGATGCTTGGAGATACAATCATGACAAAAGGCCAGGAAGGAGAAAAAAGCAAACTAAATAAAAATGAACTCCAAATCAATCGGGGTGTTGAACTATTATTACGCAATAGGAGAAGAAGATCAGAAAAACCAAAAACTTTTCAAGTGAAGTTTGGTAAAATGATCTCTCTTTTTCGTAGAGAGTTTCATTTCTTTATTGATTTTCACTTTGATATTAGGAAAAAATAAACTCTCTGGAGAAAAAAATGGAACTATCAATCATTTTGACTTTTTCAATTTTATTTTGCGTAATGTTCCTTTTCATTGGTCTTATTGGTGGGTGGATATTTAAACAATATCAAGTAGAAAGAATTTATGGAATTCAAAATATTCATCCAGAATTTCTTGATAGTAACGGAAATATAATTCCCGATGAAGTATTAGCTGTTCGTTTTGAAGAGGGATTTTTTGAAGATGAATACTATGATGAAGATCTTGATGAAGATTGATAAATAAAAAAATTCTGATATAATAAGTCTGACTTGCATTAAAAAAATTATGACTACAACAAAATTAAAATCTACGAATACAATCGAAGTTCTACCTTCAAATCCATTTATTTTTGAAGTTTTGAATTTGGCATCTAAACAGAAATCAAATGCAAAAAAAGTAGAAGTGTTGAAAAAATATGAAGATCCTTCTATAAAAACTGTTTTGATTTGGAATTTTGACGAATCTATAATTTCCCTTCTTCCTACAGGGGAAGTTCCTTATGCCAGCACTGGAGAACAAACTTCCTATAGTGGAACTTTGAGTGGAAAGATTGAAGACGCAGTATCTAAAATGCAGGAATTGGATACTAATTCTTTAGGTTCAATGGACCAAGGAAAATCTTCAATCAGAAAAGAATATCACATGTTCTATAATTTTGTGAAAGGTGGTAACAATGACCTAAGTTCTCTTCGTAGAGAAACTATGTTTATTAATATTCTCCAAGGACTGCATCCCCTTGAGGCAGAAATTCTTTGTCTTGTAAAAGATAAAAAACTACAAACTAAATATAAAATAACTCTTGAAAATGTAAAAGAGGCATACCCCGACATTCAATGGGGTGGTCGTTCATGAGTGTAGCAGTAGGAGAAAAGAAAAAAATGGCAGAAAATAAAAGTAAAATTAATAAAGTTCTGCCTCATGAGTATGGATGCGAAATCGTTTTAGAAAAAACAACAATTGAAAATGCAAAAGATTCTTCACTTCCTAATGATGCATATTTGATTTGGTATATTGTGGATGATGAAGAACATGTTGATCTTACAAGAGGTCCAAAAAGAGTAAATCTTTTTGATATGTATTATGATAAGTATGGTCCAGGAGCAGTTCAAAAAATTGATTTTGGATATGGACGAACTAATCCTAAATTGTGGGGATATAAACAACCTGAGAAAAAGAAAAGAAAATGAGTGATGGTTTTAGTGTAGAAAAAATAGAAGTTCAAATTTACAAAGACGAAGTAAAAAAACTTCTCAAACAATATAAGAAAATTAAAAAATATCAAAGATCTTCTATTTTTGAAGTGAAGACTATGGATGGAACAGAAACCTACATCAGTCAATTGACCAAAGAAATACAGGAGAATCCATAGTCGATGGGAAAGCACTATCTACTTAACTTATATGGGTGCTCGTTTGTCCTTTTGGACGACGAGCGTTGTCTTATAGATTTGCTAGAACATGCAGCAACAGCAAGCGGCGCTACTGTGATTCAAACAATTTCAAAAAAGTTTGAACCACAGGGTGTTACTGTAATTTGTTTATTGTCCGAAAGTCATATTAGTATTCACACTTGGCCTGAAGAAGGTAAAGCAGCAGTGGACGTTTATACTTGTGGTGACTGTAATCCTAAAATTGGTTGTGATATTATCATTCAACAACTTTATGCTCAAAACCACACACTAAGTTATATTGAGCGTTAACTAAATACACTATATCTGGAGAAGTATATGCTCTCTACTCAATACCGTCTTCGCCTTGAAGCAATCTGCGAGAGAATTGTAAGGGGTGAATCTGTAGAGTTAAGTGAAATGATCTGGGCAGAAAAACTTGCCAAGTCAAATCGTTCTGCAGCAACTATTTTGAGGCAAGCAAGACGCCGTGCTGCTAATCCAAATATGCAAGAGGATAGTTTGGATGGATTTATGAATGCATTGGATTTGGGTGATCCTGATCCTTCTAATCATAGAACCGGATTTGACAGTGTTGATGATATTGTGGATTGGTTTAAGAGAGATTCTTCCACAGATTGGAGACAGCACGATTAGTTGAGAGGCATCAAGCGTAATCAGGGGTGATAAAACTTGTGTAAGTCCTCTTATAAATAGAATTAATCATACCCCTGATTGCAATGGAAAAATATTACACTTACGCTTACTTGCGTGAAGACGGCAAACCTTATTATATTGGTAAAGGTAGTGGAAATAGAGTATATTCTAAAAACCGTAGAATAAAACCTCCATCAAATAAAAATAGAATACTTTTCTTGAAACAAAATCTTACAGAAAATCAAGCATTTAATCACGAAAAGTATATGATTTTCATCTTTGGTAAAAAAATAGAAGGTGGTATTCTTCATAATATTACTGATGGTGGAGAAGGTGTCTCTGGAATGAAACATACTGATGAGAGTAAAGAAAAAATCGGTAAAGCATTTAGAGGTAAAAAACTAACTCCAGAACATATAGAAAAAGTTAGAAAAGCACAAAAAGGAAGAGTATCTCCACTTAGAGGAACAACAATTTCTCAAGAACAAAAAGAGCAAATTAGAAAAACTCTTACTGGAGTAAGACATACTGAAGAGAGAAAAAGAAATCAAAGTATATCAAAGATGGGAGTTAAACACTCCGCTGAAAGAAACGCTAAAAAGTCCATTTTACAAACCGGAAAGAAATGGTTTAATAATGGAAAAATAAATAAGTTTGATTATGTTTGTCCTGATGGTTTTGTTTCGTGCATGGTTAAAAAATAATAAAATTGTATAACGTTTTACAAACTTACTTGCATAACTATACTAACAGGTCTATAATGACCTTACGTTCATCCCTATGGGACGGAAGTAAGCCGACGCGGAACGGAACGTTCATTCGCTATTTGCATATAGCGAACGCAAACGCCGACTGAAGGAACGCTCTTTAACCTAAAAAACTAAGGAGAACCCTAATGTCTAAAGTAGTATATCGCGGCGTTGAATACGATACGCAAAAGCGTTTAGAGTATCAACAGCAAATGATGCAACAACCCCAACAATACAACGAAACCTATCGTGGTATTAAGTTTGTAAAGGAGGGGCACAAGTGAAAAAACTTAATGCACTTCAACTCATTAAAGAGCAGAAGCAAAAAGAAGAGAGGCGTCGTAAGGCATCTCTTGCTACCCTGGTAGCAGCAAAATAATTTAGAGGAGTGCTTGACACTCCTCTTTTTTTTGTCTATAATACCTTTGTCGAGGTTGATAAACATGGATAGAGAAAAGCTTAAGCTAATTGTCAGAAACCTTGAGTCTCTGGTAGAATGTTTAAAGGCAGAGATTGAACCTGAGACTGAAACTGAGGTTAAAGATCCTGTCTATGAGGAGATTAAAACTTTTTTAACTGACTACGACGAAGTATTTTATGACGAGGATGAAGAATTATGAGGTATTTATTCCTATAAATAATAATGTAATGCAAATAAATACCACTAATGTCTAGTTGGAAAATAATAGAAGAACTTGGAACTAGAGAATATTGTGGAAGAAATCGACCATATGTTATTGCAATATGTCCTCACTGCAATCAAGAAAAAGAAATGATGTACTATCACACAAGAAATAAATCTTGTGGATGTATTAAAAAAGAAAGTGCCATAAAAAGAGGGCAAAAACAAAGAACGGAAAATGGTCATATTAATTCTTTAATTACCAAATACAAAAAATCAGCAAAAGTAAGGAACATAGAATGGGACTTGAATTTTTTTGATTTTTCTGATATAGTAAAGGCAAATTGCTTTTATTGTGGTAAAGAACCAACTTTAAGGAAAGGTAAAACTCAATATGGAAAAGTAATACCAACGAATGGAGTTGATAGAAAAATAAACTCTATTGGTTATGTAAAAGAAAATTGTGTTCCTTGTTGCATTACTTGCAACAAAATGAAATTGGACCACGATATAGAAAATTTTAAAAATCACATTTCTAAAATCTATGAACATTTCAGATGAATTCGAATATATGAAACCTGAAGTCAAGTTTATATCTGCTACACCTGATGCAGAAAAACATATGGCTTATTGCGCAAGAGTTTCAAATCCTAGTAATCAAAACTCTGATTCTTTTTCTGGTCTTTTAAAATACTGTATTAAGCATCAACACTGGTCAATCTTTGAACAATCTTTTCTTACTGTTGAGATCAATACTACTCGTGGACTGGCAGCTCAAATTCTTCGACATCGTTCATTTACATATCAAGAATTTTCGCAACGTTATGCTGACACAAATCTTCTGAATAATACTATTCCTCTCCCTGAACTACGTCGTCAGGATACTAAGAATCGTCAGAATAGTATTGATGACATTCCTGACTATTTGAAACTGACTCTGACAGAAGACATTCGCGTTCATTTTGAGCAGGGTCTACGCCTCTACAATCGTCTCCTGGAGAAGGGTGTGGCAAAGGAGTGCGCAAGGTTCGTACTGCCCTTGGCGACGCCCACAAGACTCTATATGACCGGTTCTGTAAGGTCGTGGATAACATACATCGCACTTCGTGAAAAAAATGGAACTCAAAAAGAACACATGGATATTGCTAAACTTTGCAAAGAAATATTCTGTGAACAGTTTCCAACGACTGCAGAAGCATTGGGTGGTGTTGAAATTGAATGGAAAATTTGATATAATGTAGTGAATACATAAATAAATATAGTGTATT